ATCCTAATATACCCCCGGGGGGTGTCCATGAACTTCCCCAATGTAACACCGTTACAAATAACAATTCTGCAACCAATAGTAACAATATTGTAACTGTACAATACTAGCTATAAGTGCTATAATTAAGTCAAACATTTATAAAGGGTGTCTGTGATTATGATTAAAAGAAGAGCGACGAAGCTTTATTGCTATCTGGATGGTGAAAAGTATTTTGATGTTGTTACGGTGGCATTATTGGCTAATGTTTCAGTAAGTGAAGCTAAGAAACTACTTATCAAACGATTTCCGCATATGAAAGTTACTTTTAAATCAAAATGAGGTGACAGATATGACAAAATTTAGATACTTTAAAATACAGGAGTTAAACCCTGATGAAACGCCTAAAATATTAGAACAATTTAACAAAACCAGACCAATGTATGACACGTTTAGGTTATGTAATATACATATGTAAGATTAGATGAAGACCTAATAAAGGCTGTGTATGTTCCGCTAGACTATTATGATGGGGAATGGTATGAGCGTGAATGGTTGCCATATGAAAGTAAACTTTTGAAGGAATTGGAGGAATTGGAGTAATGGATTCAAATTATAGATTTTTTAAACTTACAGAAATTTCATCACAAAGCGCATTGATACCATTTGCAACGGCTCCTATTGAGTTTGAAAGTGGTTATACTGCCTATGTGGTTTCTGGTGGCGCTGTGTATATTAGGCTTAATTTTGATAAAAACCATAATTTAGAGGTTGATATTTTAAGGACTGATTTAGTGGAGGATTTGAATAATGACCAAGAAGACAATTGAACAATTAGAACTAATGATGCGAAGGGAAGTTATGAGATTAGAAAAGTCCTTTACTGAAGACTATCTAATTAATTCAAGAACTATGAATATACTTTCGGAACGAGTAAGAGCCTTAGAGGGAAAAGATATTGTTTTGTCAATTAGTAACATTTTAGCAAAGTGTGATTTCTGCCATAATAATACAGACCGTTATAAATGTTTAAAGAACATGCCTTGTTCAACATGTATTTATAATTTTCTCAATAAGCGTTTAACTGATATTCATAACGAGAAAAAAGGTTCAGGGAATACCTGAACCTTTTTATATTAACTTGCTGCTATTAATGCGCCTTCAACTAGGCAACTAGAATTTGTATCACGTTTTCCCATGGTTGTAGCTCCAGAACCCCAAGTCATCCCAAAACCGCCATATTGACATTGTAGCCCTACAGTATTAGAGGAACCGTCAACGGGTGAGATTACTATACTTCCACTCCCGGAACGCAGAACGGTATCACAACCAGTAGCGGTAAGACTTTCAAAATGCACGGTACTTGCAGCCGTACAGTTGAAAGCTGCACTATAATTACCAGCGGTGACGTTATTTACTTTAATGTTTTTTCCCGTTACTGTGCAGCTTTGGAAATTTAATTTTGCCGTATTCGTTAAATTCTGTAATTGTATATTATAACATCTTGAAAACGTACAATTAGCAGCAAATCCGAAGGCATTGTCATCACCGCCATATATTATGCATGCTTGCGCCATATTCCTAACTGTAAAGCCTTTAGTAACATTATTAAGGAGCCAATAAGTAACGCCTGGCCTATTTCCATAGGTTCTAATAGCGTTAAATAAACTATTCATGGGTGAATCTTCACTCAATCCATCACCCATAGCTGTTTTACTTTCATCAACATATACCGTAAATTCTTCATGAGAAATTCCTTTTTGAATGTCACCATAACCAAAAGGCATGAATCTTCCGCACAATGATTTATCATTTCCAACGGCTACCGTTCTAATTCCGTAATAATCAACCATTACGCATTCTTGTTCATATCCTGAATAAGGAATTGGGATAATCCACCATTGTTTAATATCACCGGTTTCAAGGTCGAATGTTGCAATCCTTGTTTCCGCCTGCGGATAAGCTTCATTAAGGAATACGCTGGAAGATAAACACCACATACCATTATAGCAGAAAGAACCTTGTGTCACTGTATACTGGAACGAGTTAGGCAATAACGGATTAGGCCTATCAGCATGTTTCAGTTGAACTTGATGAATTAATTCCCATGTATCAGGGTTATAGATATATAACCCCCCGCCATAAACGTATAAACATCTATTAATAGGATCATAAGCAACATTTGAAACAGGCGCTGTAATTTCAGGCAACGTCTTTTCAGTCCATGGACCCTTGTAACTTTTCGATGTGCAAATGGTTCCGTTATCGGTCATAGGTGCAACGTAGTAAGTTGAAGTATGTCCATTAAATGTAATATCGTTACCATGTCCCAATATATCCGGCCCTGTGGTTACCGCCTCAACCTTAAAATCTTTATTATAAAGTATTACTTGATGTTCTGCTGATAACGTAACATATTGGTTACTTTTCCCCGTATAATTAATGTCAACGCAACATCCGCCCTGAATAGTCGTTGTTATACTAGAATCACTTTGAATATAGTCATAGCCATTAGTATTTATATCAATATTTTTAGTATATACAACGCCAGCATCTGATGTTAAATTATAATTAGCTAGATATTTTTTGTTTATGTATTGTGGGTTTTTTAGTTGATACGGTCCACTAATATCACAAGGGTTGTTTGTAGTAGTACTATAATTAATTAAGTTTTTTAATGGTGTTTCAATGTCATTATTTGATGTTGCGCCAAATTCCCGAACAGTAGGGATGCCCATTGGGCACGGGTATGCATACAAATTATTAGACAGGGCTATTTCAAAATCATAACTTTTAGGCGTGTGAATCCAATATAGACAGCTTCCATCATTACCAGCCGTATTATAGGATGCTGTGATTGCTACTGAATTATTTGTAATAGCGGTGTCAGCAACCATGCTTTGAACAGATAGGTAATAATTAGGCGCTTTAAGGAACGACGCGATAATACCAGCAAGTTCGCCGTTCTCTTTCATGTCTTCTAATTTATTATTAATTTCTTCTTGAACATCAAGATTTTCAAAATAATTATTGATATATTCAAGCGCATTATTTAAAGTTGTTTCAAAATCATCTGTTTTGTCGGAAAGCGCTTTAAAACCTTCAATTGCCTTTTTTACTTCACTAATAATCCAATCAAGGTTTAGGTCGTGGAAATTGCTATATGGAAATTGTTCAAAAGCCATTATAATCATCCTTTCACTAATAAACTAAAAGACAAAACCGGTCTTTAAACTGTTCAATTATATAATCCTGTACTATGAATTTAGAAATGTCAATTTCACTTTGTAGCATTTGCTGGCTGGTTGTAACCCCTATGTTTCCATACATATGCCCATTATGTGCGCCTATCGAAGAACCATTTGAATTATCAGTATTTGTATTATCTACTATATTGTTGTCACTGTCTGTAAGTCCTTTGTTAAATGCGTTTACCTGATGTTTTGAAGTGCCGTTACTGGTACCGGTTGAGTTAGAATGTGATTGATTAGAATCAAGCCATTCTTCGAAGCGGTCATAATTATAAATAGGGTCATATTCTAATTGCATAGCGTCATACATTCTTTGCCAGCTGTCAAGCTGGCCTTGTGACCAGAAGCCAATAGCGTTCTTCATAGTGTTAGGTTCAGGGTATATGACCTCAAGCTCTGCAAGCTCTAGTAAAATGTTATTAATAATTAGTTCTTTATCCATGCCTATCGGCACTACGAATTTATCAAAAATTGAATCATCATAGTTATACAGGCCTAGAATTGACAGCCAAGCCTTCATTCATAGCACCTCCCCCATTCTCTAAAGGATTTACACGCCAATTGACAGAAATCAAATCCATTTGAAACATATTGTTTGCTTTTTCGCATTGTTTTTTTAATGTTTTTAGCCACATATCGCAGCGTGTAAAGGTTTCTACATTATTAGCGTTAACCTCGTCAACAATTTGCCTTTCCTTCTTTTCGGTGTTGGCATTTGGCAAACCTATGTCTTGCGCAAATTGATTCTCTATTTTCTGAAGGTCTACCAGAATATCACTTGCGATATAATTTTTATTTAGGTCTGATTGAAAATACTGAAACAAAGGATCCCCTTGATTATTAACTAGCTTATTGTCATAAAATACGGCGCTGTCTCCACGGTTCACCATATCAAGCATTTTTTTGAAGCTTTCCGCTGTGCTTTTGTTTCTAGCGGCGAATGCATAGGTTAGCTTACTATTGAACATATTTAAAGATAGCGCCTCACTGGTAATCGCCATCAATTCAGCATAATAATTGACTAAATCCATAATACCGCCATAATCAGGCTGCATATAAATTAAAGTGCATTGCTTATCAATAATCAGCTTCCTAGAGCCTTTTAAAAGCGGATTAGCCACCACACAAAACAAGGGTTGATAAAATACATTATAGCCGCCAAGTGTGCAGCCGTTCGCAATAACCCCGAATTTATCGGTATTGAAAATAGCAAAGCTACCCCAACAATAAAGGCAGTATAATAGGTAGTTTTCGGCCCAAAATTCGGGGAACTTCCATTTAAAGGTACTCATTGCTTTCTGAAGTAAATATCGCCTAAAATAGCCCGTTAAAGCCACGTTTTGGCTGTGTACTGTAGATGGTGAAATCTCACTATTGTATACGTTGATATGATTATAATCATAAGGCGCGCCCTGTCTATATATGTCATTCATAGAAGAACCCTCCTTCTATATAATTTTTAATAGTTTCAAGTTCGTTGTCTGTACATGGTATTTCAATATCAGCATGATAGCCAATAATAAAACCGGGAATAGATGATATAGTTTTTGCTGCATAAACTGGACTGCCTAAGTCCGGGATTGATGTTGATGTGATATTATTAAATACTCCATATACAGTACAGGCATTAGCTTCGCTAATAATACCACTGCCGCCGATAGAGCTTGATTGAGGGGTAAGATGTTGACTAATATTATACGCGGCAGATATTGCAGCCATTCCAGTCCCTGCAATATTCATAGTTGCGGCATTAGTGACTATAGGCATTAATGAGGTTGCTAAATAAATAGAATCAAGCTCAGCTTGACGAACACCAGACAAAGGGATAGGCACGCCAATATTACAAGATTCCCTATAATAGATACCAGAAGATGAGGCTATTGTAAATAAACCTTTCCCAGTAACGCCATCAATTTCCACCGTTAAAGTATTAGTGCCATTTCGTGCCATATTTGCAGGCAAACTAATTAAACCTATTCTAGGTATATGAATATAATAGTTAGAAAATGGCTCATAATTTAAATATAATCTAGGTGTTGATTGTGGATGATTAGGGACTGTAAAAGTGACGCTTCTTGAAAAATTAGTATTCGGTAAGGTTCCTAAAGATGTTGCATTCCAATACCCTACTTTTACTGACGTTTTTATTATAGTAGATTGTGTTAACGGTAGCCATATAATCGATGTTATATATTCCAATGGATTAAAACGAGTTTTCCAGCTTTGATCAAACTCAGACCAACCATCTGAAACAGTCCTTAAAAATTCATCAGAATATAAGAAATCAATAAACGTCGATAACATGTTATAATTCGCCATATAATAGTTAGGTAAACCCGAATCACTCACCACACCAACGACAAACGTACCGTTAGATAATGGTACGCCTATATTAGATAAATTCCATAAATCGCTAGTTGTAACATCTGAGACCGTAACTTGATTTGTAATAGGATAATAAGGATCTTTTATATAGTGGTTAGCGCCCGTTGTTGCACGCAAAACATAAATATTTTGATTTCCTATTTCATCCCTCCAGCTTGCCAAAGCGTCAACCGAAAGCGAAGCAATCCAGCGCCCGGCGTCCCATGTCCAGTTAGAAACAAAATAATAGCGATGAGTACGCCAAATATATGCGTAATTATAGGCGTATGGTTCAGAATCAAGAATTAACTCTATGTTAGGATTCAGCATGTGTGTAGGACTTAAAAAATTAATATCAAATAATGTGCCATTAGTTGGTATTTTTGTGCTATTCTGTTTTTTAGAAAATGTATAAAGATAACATTCCAACGCTTGCACCTCCTAAAAAAAGCCCCGAATAAACGGGGCTGCGGGTTAGTCCAGAAGAAGAACAATTCCGTTTTCCGTGAAATCATTATAATAGCATTCGTCCCAATGCCACCATAGATTAGTATAACGCCCCGCGACATTATGCGGCGTTGCGCCCATAGCTTGATTTTTAGGAATGAATCCCATTGCTTCTTCGTCGAAAATAACTCCTAGAACTTTATTAATTTTTTGTTCTGCACCAGTGACAAGTGTGCCATCCGCTGCCTTTGTATATACAGGCGTCACATCAATGCTATCAGGCGAATCAATGGATTGCCAGAAGTTAACCCCTTCATAGTCAACCATTTTCATGCTATCGCGCTGGAACAAATCAGATAGTACCATCGTGCGCGCCTGGCTCATGAAATCGTTGAACAAGTAAACCTTTTGTTTATTTTTAGGGGTATGCCGCTTTACTTCGTTCCCTTCAATATTAACATGCCACAGCTGAGTGCGTTCCGTCAGACGATTACTGAAAACCTCAATCCTAGCATATAGCCAGCGCACAAACGCTATAAAGTTGTCAGATTTATAAACGTCATTCACTGTTAATTCTTGACCGGTTAACGTATTATATTCTGTGAGCAGATGAACAACACATGAAGGATTACCAACATTAACACCACCGATAAAGTTCGCAATAGTAGCCCTTGCTACGTTTTCATGCACCTGTTCAATCTGGCTGTTAATGTTAACCATAACACCATTGAAGAATTGTGCCCACTCTTCAGGATTTCTTAAAGCCATGTCAAGTTGATTGTCGTAAAAGGTTTTATGCTTGGCATATGTGTTAAAACCATAGAAATTAGTTTGAACTACGCGCGGCTTATTGACGGTGTACATGTCAATAGATTGCCCCTGCTGTAATTCAAAGGCGGGCGAATCCTCAAAATCATCATCAAGGTAATTTACTTTACGCGTATGATTGCCGAACCGTTGCGGGCTCGCTCTAAGTCCCGCAAATTTAGCGTTATATGGTCTAATGCTAAAAATTGTACGGGTCAATACCTGCGACATCGCGGTCAATAGCTTATCATATCCAGTAAGCAAAGCCGTTGTCGCTGCTGAAACAAACGACGAAGTATCAGTAACCTTCAAATTCGTTTGACCAGTTGCCTGATGTACAATTTCATTAAAAACAGTTGCTGCCTGGTTTACTGTTAGCTGATTAACACTCATTCGTTATCACTCCTCATATATTCGTTAATTGTAAAGCTGTTACGCTTTACTAGGCGGGTTAATGATTGCGGCGGTTATAATATCATCAACGCTTTGTTCTTTAGGATAATCACCGCCGACGGTTTGAATATTATTTGCGTGAATAGCGCTAGTTAAAGATTTTAGCGTTGCGTTAATTTGGTCAAGCGCCTTTGATTCAATAGCTGAGTTATCGACATCAGGCGCAGCAGGCGCAGCAGGCGCAGCAGGCGCAGCAGGCGCAGCAGGCGCGCTCTGCCCTTCGTTATGCTCTGCGGCAACAAACTGTAAAATCTGTTCAGCTTTAAATCCCGCTTTACACAGTTCAACAATATCATTTACTTTCATCTTTAGAACCTCCCTTTATTTTGTTTATAATGCTTTCCAGAAAATCCTTAATATTAGGATTTAATGCGCTGAGATTTTCAATAATGCTAGTTATTTCCATAAATGCAAGGTATGCTGCCGCTATAATTGTTATTGGAATATTAATTGTAATATTTAAATAAGGCAAGCACACTTCAACAATATAGCACAATACAACGGATAGGAAAATGCCAATTTTCCGCAGCCCTCCCTTACGCATTTCGCTTGATGAATAAGTATTATTATAAAAGGCTTTTACTAATCCGGTTATAATATCTAAGATAATAAATACTATAACAACAAGAAAAGGAATGAAGCTTGCACAAGTCATTACTTCACCCCTTTCTCTTTGTTATGGCCCTAAACAATCAAGTTCCTAGTGTGCGTTGAACTGTACCGGCGCGCCCTTCCGAGGCCTGCACATTGGCCGGTTTGTTAGGTGTTCCATAAGTATATTATACTTCCAATATAACTATTTGTCAATCAAGATATTTTTGAAATGCGATTTCACAGGCTTCATCTTCAAAGGTTATCAGATTATCCATGTAATCCATCCATAAATGAATATAGTGGCTTTTAAATCTTGCTATACCTATGTCGTCAGTTGTGAACGTTTCAGGATTCCCCGACTTATGGTGTGATATGTAATAGTCGCCCTTTCTATTTGCATAAATAATAATTTCTCCAATCGCCGCTATAGCGTTATAGCCCTTTAGAGAATGTGATTCAATTTTACTCCCTGTATTATAATCAAATTTATTCCCTATAGACATGTCATAAAAGCGGGTTCCCTTGGTTTGAATATATAAGGCCTGTTCTTTTTTCTTACGGCTGATTTCAGAATAACGCAAATCAATTAAACATATTTTACGTTCTGGCATAAATTTAACCTCAATGCCTTTTTTCTCCATATTCATAAAATGTTTAATCAAGCCTAGCTCTAAAAATAAGCTACAGCCTATATCTTCGCTATTGCTCGCTGCTATTGCTAGTAAAGGCTTTTGACCTTTAAACTCACGGTTACGGTTTATTGTTTCATAAGCATTAAAAAAAGCAGCAGCTTCACCTTTTATTTTTTTCTCGTGTCGTTCTGGTATAAATTCATCATAAAAGAATAGTTTCATCCATTCACCGCTAAGGCCGCGCAATTTAGAAAAGGTTGTTAAGGCCCCAGCTACTCCAATAGCCTTGCCACTTGGTTTTATTATCTCGTCTTGCTCAATACCATAAAAAATACCCGCCGACACCTTGGTATTTTTTTTCATTATTATATTTATGTTGTGGTCTTTATTGTATTGATTAAAGGGGTTTAATTCATCAGTTAATATAGTATCAAAGGCTAATTGTGTACGCCTTAAATATGTAAAGCCTATATTATTGGTTAAAACATAATCAAAAACCCCATAGGTTTTACCTGTTCCACGGCCTCCAACTATATAAATAAAGGTAATGCCCTGCGCTTCACAGCGCTTCACAATTTCCGGAACATTCAGCCATTCGTCCGGTGTATATAACCATTCTGTTTTCATCCTTAACACTCCTGTAATGCGAAAAAAACAGCCGGCCGGCTGTTTTTTCGCTCTGAATACTTTAGAAAGGTAGGTCTTGATTATTATCTTTTTTAGGCTCTAGCATGTGAAATTGACATGCTACCACGCGCAAAATTTGCACATCTTTATATTTATCATTTTTAAGAAAGCCTTGAACGGAAATCAAGCTGCCTTTTTTGCAATACTTAGAGAGCGTTTCAGCCAGCTTGTTCCAGAAAACAGTTGAAATAAAAACCGTTTCTTCTTTGGTGTTCTGTACTGCAATATTGCAGGAAACTACTGGTCTGCCTCCTTGCGTATTGCGAAGCTCAGGATCTGCTGTAAGACGACCAACAAAAGTAACATTGTTTAACATTGCGCACACTCCTTATAATGTAAGTATTAAATATATAATATATTATATTTCAATCCATGTCAAGACATTTAAGCAACAAATGACAATCGTGTAATAGCCTATTATATTCGGGAATTATTCCAAGCTGATAGGTTGAATCTTTAATCACTACGTTGCGGGTTATAGGTATCATCCGGCCCTCTGCTTCTATTTCTTTTATCTCTGGAAAGTCATTATATACGCTTTCTGTACCTCCCGCCTTTACAAAGGTGAAAGAAGGCCCATCTCCACTATTTAAAAGCGCGTTTAAACCTCCATGCTCTTCTAGTTCTTCACCTCCTAACTTTTTATTGACGCCCGAAATGGTCACGCCGACTTTTTCTTTGCCGTCTTTAATATAGGTAAAGGCGTATTTTTTAGCGCCCCAGGTTATAAACCTATTGTAATCCTTATCAGGTGTGAACATCCCTATATAATGACGATTCCCCGCGTTATCTATTGCAGAAAATCCTTTTTCCTTTGCTATCGCTTTCTGTCTTTGGTTGTAATCTGTAAAATCTACAGAACCCAAATACTTAACAGAATCAGTGTCACAATAAATAGCATTATCTCCCGCCAACTTCAAACCCTTTTCAAGCATTAATCTACAATAGCATGTTGTCCACACGCCCCATTGATAAGGTAAAAATGCCCTTTTATTATGTTCTTCAAGTAATTCTTCAACACTTTTACGTTTATCAATAACAAATAAACCTAAATCGTCAATATTATTCCCTATATATTCTTGAACTGCTTCTATGCTGTCAAAAGCTTCTAAATCAATATACAAATTGCTTTCCTTTACTGGATCCTGTGCAGTCATGCCATATATTGAATTTAATAGCGCTTTTAATCTGCTATATTCGTATTCGTGCGCATCGTCTCCCTTCAGCTCTGTTTTCTTTGTGTACCAATTTTTAAGTAATTCAAGATAACAATCAGGCAAATAATCATAATTGGAATAATAACAATCTATAAATAATATATCTTTAATATCGTATTCATCAATAATAATTTTTAAGTCAATATCTGTTATGGTAGTTTCAACATATTGTCCCTGTAATAATCTCCCATTATCTTCTATAGTTCCCATGCATTCCCTGCATTTAGCCTTTGCTAAATAAGGGAACCCCCAATATTTATTTTTTAATTTAAAATCATAAAAAGCTACACGCATAAGCAACGCCTTTCCTTTGTTTAATAAATCGGTTAATCTATCATAAGTTATGAATTTCTCTTCTATTGGTTTGAATGGTGACATAGGAAATTTAAAGCATGCTTGCGCCGCTGGGTATGCGCTTTCTAGGTCCATAGTTTTAACATTTTCAACAATGTTTCCCACATAATAACGGTTTGCATGGGTATTGCCTCCCCTGAATGCTTCCCGTAATGCTTTGTAAACCTCATACCTTGGCATAATCTCCCTAAGCCATGTGCGATTCACGCCGCGCATAGCTTTTTTAGCTTCTCTTCTAACGTAGCCCGTGCTAGTAAGTGGTATAGTATATAAAGTATCATTGTAATTTTTTAACCGACTGTGCACAGCTTCAACCAATCCCAGAACGTCATTTTGACAATATAACAATTCATCAGAATCTAATGGCGTCCATGGATAACGAATAATATTATAATCAAAATCGTATTTTTCGCTATATTTACGGTGTTCTACATTTTCAGCCTTTATAAATTCCAATAATGACATATTAGAAAGCCTGTAAGAACATCTAAATTCTAGCTTATTAAACATTGTGCATTTTAAAATAGCGCGTTTATCTACTGCAAAAACTTCTTCAGGTTTAAAATGATATATCCCAGATAAAAACGTAAATTCATAAGATAAATTATGCACATATATTACCAGCCGTTCATTGTCTCTTAGCTGACTGCAAATTTGCTGACATATTTTTAAAAACTCTTCCCATGTTCTACCTACAATCGTATATTCAAGCCCCATTTGAAATTGCCACACATACATAAAAGATTGATACCGTGGAACAATCTCCTTTTTTATTTTGTCGTATTCTTCCTTGTATTTAATCTTGCTAGTCTCTATATCAAAAGCGCACACAATGTCTTTATAATAAAACGGCTCACCCTTATAAGCATTATTCCCAACCGGGCGCTTTTGCCGTTTAATTTGCTTTAAATCTGTTATATATTGATTGGTTAATAGCATTATAATCACCTAGAATTTTAGTTTCTCGTAGAATTTAGAACGGCTCATTCCTACCGCTTGCCTATCAAAATCCGGTAGCTCTCGAATCTCTGGTATATGTTTTCTAAATACGTTAATTCTTCGTAATAATATATGCTGCGGAATTTGCTTTTTTTGCGCCACGTTAAACAGTTCGGCTATTTGCTCACTATCGTAAATTTTTCCGCCATATTTTTCACGTGCATAATTCATAAACTCTATAAAATTCCAATAATTTTCTTCTGTTATATTTGGGTAATTCTTTTGTAATGATTTTAACATTTCAGCTTTTTCTATCTTCTGGCCTTTTACGGTAGAATAACTACTAGAAACAAATTTGCTTACTGCTGTTAATTCATAGGCTAACCCTTTTATATCCTTCAAACTTCTAGTTGTCGGAAAACCTTGAGAATTAGCCTTAAATGTAGCACTTTGATTAAATTCTGTTTTTGATAATCTGTCAAGCCTTTTCATCGCTATGCTTCTTAGTCTGGTATATTCATGCCTTAATTCCTTTTCACTAAATTTTCTAACTAAGCTATATGGATTATAAACGTTATAGCCTCCTAGCTTTAAATTGTTATTATTCAAATAAACCACCTTGCTTTCTACAATAATCAATCCATGATTCCTTGACCATGTCCCGAATAATGGCGCTGCGCGTCTTATCGGTCAATAAAACAATTCTGTCTAAAATATCGAGCGTTTCACGTGAAACAGTAATGCTGATTGTTTTTGCTTTTTCCATTTTTATCAACACCTTTCTTTAGTAAAAAAAGCCGATTACTCGGCTTTCTCTACGTCGTTAATACCAACCCATGAATATATTTCCTTTAAAAGTAACCGGTCTGGTTTCAGTTGTTGAACAGTCAGGTTAATAGCTTTGCAATATTCTGGAATTACAGTATTAACACCGTAATAATACTTCGCGTCCTTTTTTATTTTTACTATGTCACCTACTGAAAAAACTGAATCTGTCTGAGCCTTTATTTTTACGGTTTGGCCTGCATATATAACATTGGGACTTGATTTATATTCAGGATTCCAAGCCAGCAGTTGCGATAAAGTAACACCATATTTAGACGCTATTCCTGAAAGCGTATCACCTGATTTAATAGTATAAGTTATATAATTATTTTTATCAGGTTTTTCTGTTATCCCTTCTCGCATAATGTTAATATCAAAATTAACACCGTCCATTTCTAGGATTGCTGTTTGGCAAATGTCCCATGAATATTTATCTCTATATTTATTTGAGGGGTCTGCAAACCATAATAAAAATTCTTTGCTATCATAGTTAAGACCTTTAAAATATGAAGTAATGTAATCATGATTAGTGTAAATTCCAATTTTTAGATTACAACCCTGTAAATAATAATAGAAACTTAAGAACATCCTTTTAGTCAATGCTGGTGTTGGTGTCTTATCGTATAACAGGTGATAATAATATATCGAATCATATTCATAATCGAAAAAAACACCAATGGTAATATTAGATAAATGTGGTTTAATAGTTTTATAACATAATGCTGCTTCATTCTCGGCTTCTGTTTCATTGGTAGCGTAACTAAACCAATAAACACCAATATCAAAGCCGTGAGCTTTCGCTTCAGTTATATTCCTAGTAAAATATGGATCAACCTGATTTTCAAACATCCCAAACCCTGCACGTATGATTACGAATGTATAACCATACTCTTTAAGTTTTGACCAATCAACATCACCTTGATATTTGCTAACATCTACACCCTTTGAAAAATTCATTTTGCATCCTCCTCTATATCCAAGCTTTCATAGAATAGTTTTTTTCCCAAATCGCGAACAAAATTATTATATTCTTTTATTGAATCACTTCCTTCATAAAACAATTTAAACAAGTACGGATATGAAACCAAAAATAAAGGCTCACCTGTTTTAATGTTAGTATTTAAGATAATTAATTTATTTAATTCTTCCTTAGTCATTTTACCACTTCCTTTGTATGTTTTAATCATATCACTAATGATTGATGTTGTACAGTTACAATATTGTTACTATTGGTTGCAGAATTGTTATTTGTAACGGTGTTACATTGGGGAAGTTCATGGACACCCCCCGGGGGTATATTAGGATACTTT